CTCGATCGCACAGTGCCAGACCGGCGGGACCAGCGGCGCCCACGTCTCCACATACCCGCCCGCCTCGTCGAGCTCCGGCGGGCCCGGCGCCTCGAGGCTGACGACGTGCCGATACTTCGCGAGGACCGTCATGCCATCGACGGGAGCCGGCGCGACATCAGGATCGCCGTCACCGCCTCCCACACTTTCGCCACTTCGTCCCCGCGGCGCGGATCGACGGGCTCGTCGCCGCGGTACCCGCTCTCGAGATGGCCGAGCATGATCAACATGGCCGCCTGCACGTCCTCCGGGAGCGTCGCGCTCGTCCACGCCGGGTCCGCGTAACTCGCCAGATACCCGAGCACGATCGCGCTCGCCGCGTCCGCCTTCCGCTGGACGTCCACGTCATGATCCGTGTCGGTGATCCGAAGGTGATCCTTCGCGACGGCGAGATCGATCAGGCCGGCCACGGTTACGCGCTCCGCCGATCGGGCCGGAGATCCCGGCCCGCCTTCACCATCAATTGCCACGCGGGCGCCTCGCCGGGTTTGGCCGCCGTCGCCGCCTTGCAGTACCACGTCGAGCCGGCCCACGTCGCGAGATCGCCGGCCGCGTAGGACGCGCCCGCCACGTACACGCCGACGTACCGCGGGAGCCCGTGGAGCACCAGCGGGACGGCTTTCCGGACCGCGCCGCGCTCGAGCGCGAGCGTCAGCGTCCGCGACGCGTCGTCATACTCCGCGGAAAAATCCTCGAGCGCGAGCCCGTCCGTCCCGTCGCGGCCAGGCGCCCCGTCCTGCCCCGCGGGGCCGGGGACCGGAGCGCGCGCCTCGAGACTAGCGAGCCGCTCGCGGGCGGTTCCCAGGACCGCCGAGACGTCCGCGAGGGCGAGATCCCGGGCGGAGACGGCCGCCTCGAGGCGCGCGACGTCCGCCTTGATGGGGGCGATCGCCTGTTTGATCGTCAGGACGAGGATCTCCGCGAGTTGGTCAGGCGACATAGATCCCTTCCCGGAGCGCCGCCGTCCGGATCGCCGTCAGCATGGCGAGCGTCTCGTCTGGGGCGGGCGGGACGTCGCCCGGGGGCGGCGCGGGCGAGACGGACGGCGGAGACGGCGGCGCCGCGTCGCGCGCGGCGAGCGCGGCCAGGCTGTAATACTGCTGCTGGAGGTACGGCGACTCGCCGCCGGGGACCGGCCCGAGGGCGAAGTACCGCTTGCGGGCCTCGTTCGGGGAGAGCGCCGCGCCCGCGATCGTGTCGTGCGCCGCCTTCGTCCGCGTCGCCGTGTCGAGGTAATACAAATCCTCGACGGCGAGCTCCGTCCCGAGATCGCTCGCGAGCTCGAGCCCCTTGTCGAGCGAGCGCTCGAGCTTCGTCATCAGCGATTGCAGACACTCGTTGTAATACTGCTGGACGACGGGCTCGATCCCGCCATAGGGCGGCGCCGGGCCCACGTTCGCCAGATACGGCGGGACGTGATACGTCGCACAGACCTGTTCGGCGGACCATTTCAATTGGTCGATCAGTTGCGCGTCCACGGCGGACATCGCCAGGGGTTTGTATTCGAGCCCGCCCTCGAGGATCGCGACCTTGCCCTGGTTCATGGCGCTATGCGCCGCGTCCCACTGCGTTTTGAGCTCCGCGAGTTGCTCTTTTGAGAGCGCCTTCGGCGTCGTCAGGACGCCGCCCGGGTTCGATCCGTTGCTGAAAAACGCGGAGCTCTGCTGGAGGATCGTCTGGCCCGTCAGCGCCGACAGCCCACACGCGTACAGCGGCGAGACGCCGATCAGCGGATGAAACAAACAGATCATCGGGTCGTGAATGATTTCGGACGCCGGCAGGACGAGCGGCGTCGTCGGGCCCGTGATCCCCGTCAGGGTGTTATGCCCGAGTTGGTAGTACACGGCGCCGTCGGGCGTGACGAGCGGCGTCACCTTCGTCGGGTCCAGGACGTAGAGCGCGGAGACGACACCGCGAGCGTCGCGCTCCTTCAGGACGTATGCGTTGCCGTGGACGAGCTTCGACGTGATCCACTGCTCGAGGAACGGGCCCGTAAGTTGGTAGCGGTTCGGTTCGCGGAGGACCGGCGAGTACGCCGAGTTGATCGTTTCGGTCCAGACGCCGGGCGCCTCAAGTTCCATCAACCGGAGCTCGAGCTTGCCAATGTCGGCCGCGATCATCGACACACACGCGTACACGGCCGTCGAGGCGAGCGCCGTGTCTGCCGTGATCTCCTGGTTGCTCTGCCAGGCGCCGGGGAAGGATTCTTTGACGACGGGATACCAGCCGCGGCCCCCGCCGCCCGTGGCGCCCTCGATCGGCGTGGCGGGCGGGGCGAGGAGGCTCCGGACCTGGCGGACGAGCGTCGTCGCAAATCCCAAACCGGAGCCCCCCTTGTATCGCTTACGCCTTGCCCTTGGCGGCGAGCGGGCCGCCGTTCGCCTCGACCGACGAGGGCGTGTAGACCGCGCTCTGGACGAAGGCGACCGACGTCAGGATCGGCCGGAGCCAATTAATAAACCGCTCCGCTCTCAAACCGACCAAATTTTCCTGCCAGAGCGACGTCATAACGACTGTCGCGTCGGGCGGATTCATGGGGACCGTATCCATTTGGAGCGACGCCTCGCGCGACACGTCGATCGCCACGCCGCCATCGTCGGCGTAGAGGATCAGGTTCGGTTGCGCCGCGATCACGTTCGTGCCCGCGACGTTGCTCGTCAGGACGGTGATCCCGTCGATCGAGCCGCCCGTCGCGCCGACATCCGGGAAGAGCCGGACGCCGTTGGTCGTCCGGACCAGGCCGAGCGCGAAGGCGTTCGTCTCGGACATGATCAGGACGACGCCCGCGAGCGGGATGTTCGCCGTCGACAGGGCGCCCAGGAGGGCCGCAATGTCCTTCAACGGGCTGACCGTCGCCGCGATCGGCGTGACGCCGTTCGTGATCGAACCCGGGGAGACGCCCGCGACGGGCGCGACGGCCGGATCGATGAACTGCTGATCGAGGAACTGCGCGATCCCCTTGATCATGTCGTTCCGGACGATCGCCTCCGCGGAGGGCGAGCTCACGCGGACGAGCTCCTCCGTCATAACGATGATCCCGGCCGCCTTCGCAATCCCGAGTTGGGCGCTCGAGAACGCGAGCTTGCCGACGGGCTTCGCCTTCCCCTGCCCCACCCACTGGTACAGCCCGCCGGCCGACTGGATCGGGACCTGGGTATTGAACGGGACCTGGCGGAGCCCGGGAATCTTGCCCAGGAGCGTCGCCGGCCGCAAGAGCTCAATAAACTCGTTCCTCGCGTTCGTATAGACCGCGAGCGGGCCGGCCCACGTCGCGTCGGTCGTCGTCCCCGGCGCCGTCGCCGCCTTGAGGAAGAGCTCGACGTCCGGCGAGTCTTTGTACTGCTTGGCGTACTCGAGCGAGAGCCCGTGATCGCCGTTGGCGCGGAGCATGGCGATCGCCGCCCGGACAAACGTCGTCCCCGGCGGTTGGTTGGGCGTCACGCGGACAAACGGGACCGCCTGGCCTTTCGCCGCGACGATGGGCGTCGCCGCCTTCAGGTTCAATTGCTCGAGCTCGCGATACCGCGTGAGATGGTCGTCGAGCGACTTCACGCTCAACGCGAGATCGTCGTACTGCGTACTCTGATCGGCGTCGAGCGTCGTCCCGGTATCGGCGGCGCTCTGCATCAGGTTCGACATCGCGGCCACTTGCGCGGCGCGTTTCGCTTCCGCGGCGGTGATCTGTTCGGGAATGGTCATACGGGCGGGCGCCTTGGGCCCGACGAGCGCGATCGAGCCCGGACCGCCGGGCAGACCAGGGCCAAACGCGGCCAGAGACTTGACGAGATGGATCGTGGCGTGAGGGTTCGCGCCGATCGTGACGAGCGAGAGCTCGACGATCTCGGTTTTCGTGAGCTTCAGGACGCCGCCCTTGAGCCGCTCGACGCCGTCCTCGAGGACGCGGAACCCGATCGAGACGCCGGCCACGATCCCGGCCGTGATCGACTGCCACGCCTCGTCGATCCGATCCTTCAGAGCGCCGGCCGTCTCGACCGTCGGGAGTGACGCCTCAAACGCGATCCCCGCGGCCGTCGGCGGAAAAAACGTGACGGTCCCGATCGGTTTCGTCTGGTCGTGTTGCCAGAGGAGCGGGAGCGGGTTCCGGAACGTCGCGCCGAGCGGATCGACGTGATGGCCCTGCCGATCGAGATCCGGCGTCGTCGCCATGCCGCGGAACGTCCGCCGCTCGACGTCGAGCGACTTCACCGACAGGCGCGTCTCGAGTGAGGCGTCAGGATAGGACACGGGCGGCCGTCCATATTGCGGACGAGCCGCCCGCTCCGGTCAATTACTGGCGACGGAAACCGCCGGCCGGCCCTATCGGATCCGGACGCCCAACGGGACGAGCCCGAGGACCTCGAGGAGGAGCACGAGGACGATGATCACGCCGATCACCCGGACGACCAGCCCAAACGGCGGCGGGAGCGGGATCACCGTCTCGATCAGCCACACGATCAACCCGACGACGACGACGGCGACGAGGAGCCCGATCAGACCCATAGCGTTATCCTCCAAACGGGAGCGCGAGTTGCTTCGGCCGCCCCAGGGCCCACGGATGCCGGCGGAGGACCGTGAGCGGCCGTATGTCGATCCACGGATGGCCCGCGAAACACTCGAGGATCCCCACCATCACGCGCGCGCCGCGCCCGCGATCCGCCGCCTCCCGGTCCTCCACTTCCGCCAGGAGCCGGATCACCGCGCCACACGTACACCGGAGCGGCGCGACCGCCACGCCTTACACCTCGACAATGCGGACGCCGTACTCGAGCTCGACGTGTTTCTTTTTCCACCGGTAGAGCGCCGTCCGGACGCCCTTCGCGTCCTCGACGACGGTCCCCTCCGGCGTCCGGTACACGAAATCGGCGCGATACACGCCGATCCGATACGCCGCCTGACTCGCCCGGACGTGGAGCGCGAACTCCGCCTGGAGCGTGAGATCCCAGATCTGGCCCACGCGCTCGAGGAGCTTGAGCTCCGCGTACCGCCGCGCCTCGCGCCCGCTCGCAAACCGGATCCCGTCCACCGTCACGGGGCGGGCGCCGTACTTCGAGCGGGCCTCGAGCTTAACGGACATCAAACCGCCCCGGTTGTTTCGGCGTCGTCGCGGCGCGGAGGACGCGGCGGATCCAATCCGCCATCGTCAGGCGTTCGGCGCGCGCTTGGGCGTAACTCGCGTCGTACTGTTTCGTCGAGATCCGGACGTGGACGTTGACCGTCGGATCACTCGAGCGCGGGCGGCCTGGACTTGCCATCGGTGAGCCCTTCAGAGCACGAGGATGTGCGGCGCCGTCGGGGCGCCCTGGCGCTCCATCACATCGACGGCCATGATCAGCGCGACGACGCCGTCGATCCGTTCCGTCGAGACTTTTTTCGACGGTTTCAGGTTGCCGGCGGCGTCCGTTTCCACGGCGACGTTCCCGACGTTCCACCGGAGGACCGGATGGCCGTCGTGCCGGAGCGTCCGCGCGAGGATCGCTTGTTCGAGCGACTTCGTCGGCGCGGAGAGCGACGCGAACCCCTGGCGCATCGGGACGCACGTCAACCCGTCCTGCTGCTCGAGGCGCGTGACGAGATCTGTCGCGTTCCACGGGTCGTACGCCACGATCGCGAGGGCGTACCGCGCCGCCCACGCCTGGAGCTCCCGCCGGACGGCGTCGTAATCGACGACGGGGCCCGGCGTCGCCGTCAGGTACCCGTCTTTCGCCCACTGGTCGTACGGGACCCGGTCCCGGTTCGATCGCGTCTGGACGGACTCCGCCGGAATAAAGAAATGGGCGAGGACGTCGAACCCGTCCCCGTCCGGAAACACGGCGACGAGCGCCGTCAGATCTTTCGTCGAGCTCAGATCGAGCCCGACGTAACACCGCCGGCCGGCGAGCGCGCGCCGCGGCGCGAGACACGCGTCCCAGGCGGCGAGCGCGATCCAGCGGGATGCCTGTTCCGTCCACTGGTTCAAGTACAGCCGGCGGAAGGTGTTTTCCTGCGCGGGGATCTCTTGGGCCCGGGCCGCCGCGATCCGCATCTCCTCGAGGCTCCGGAAATCCCCGAGCGCCGGGTTGGCCTTCGCCCACACGCGCTCATCGGTCCAGTCGGCGTCCTGGGGCGCCTCGTAGAGGATCGGGAGAAACGTCGGATCGAGCGTCGG